TTATGCTGCAGGGCGCGCTTGACGTCCGCGGAGATCATGTCGCTCTGGTTCTGTGCCGATGCGAAATACATCGCTTCGAGGACGTGCGCGAACGGCCCGTTATCAATGATCGGCTGTTGGAGGGAATAGATCTTATATCCTGCCATGCGGAGGCGCGCAGCGTCAAGCTGGGCTTGGTCATAATTTCGGTGGACGCGCTCAAAGTCCCATGCGATCAGGCCTTCGATCCCGGTCTTCTTCCGCTTCGCATGGAGCAGGTCGGACATCATTTCAAGGTAATGGTCCCGGCCTTTGGTGCTTCTGCCGGACACAAATGGGTCGGCGTAGACCTTGACCAGGTCAAGGCCGTGATCATCGCAGTATCGGCGGATGGCGGCTTCCTGTTCGTCGGTGGACGTGTCCTTCAGGCCCTGCTCCTCACCGCCGGAATAACGGCAGTATGCGACGACCTTATCGCCAATTTTAAAAGGTGAATTGTTCGGGGTCATGGTATAATATATTCAACAGTTGAATAGAGGCAATTGCCTTGCCGAATGAAGACCGCTGCGGGGAATGAGGCGGTCTTTTTTATTGTATGCAGACCGGAGAATTGGACGGCGCCTGAAAACCTGCCGCGATGGCCTGCTCTACGGAACAGAACCAGCGGTCACCTTCGGACGGTCGGATCTGCGTCCGGCTATACTGCGGGAAGTTCGGACAATGGTAATACCTTCCGTTTGAACTGACGTTGCCTTTGATATTGCATGGCCGCGGTGTCGGCGAATAGATGTTTTCCGGTTCATGATAGCCGGGTGTATGGGCTTCGTCCGTCATTCTGGCGGCTTCGACGGCATACTGCCTGTCCAATGCCGCCACGGTCATCGTGACAGAGATATTATGCGGGATCGGCGTCGGATCTGCGCGGGTCGGGCGGATAATGAGCATTTCAGGGGTGGACGTCGGCGGGAGGCTCGTCCGACGCGGTGCGGTGGAACATCCGATCAGGATGACCAACAGGATCAGGAAGAGGCGCTTCATAGGTCCGGGCCTATCGGTTTGACAACATGACCGAGGACTGCGACATTGAATGTCATCAGGTCATCCGGGGAGAGGTGCATCGGTTTATATTTTGCGTTATCCGGGACCAGATCGATCCCGCCGTCTTCCGCGCGGTATATGCGCTTGATGGTGTCGCTGTCGTTCACATCGACCACAACGATCCAACCGTCCTCCCAGATAGAGCCGGGAACCGTGACGAGCAGGTCGCCGGGCGTGATCGTCGGACTCATACTTTCGCCCACCGCTTCGTAATAAACGATGCTATCTCCCCAGCGTTTGACGTAGGAACGCGGGACAGGCTTCTTGTCTTTGAAGATGGCCTCCCCGGACCTGCCGAAACCGCACCGAAGGGACGCCACGACCGGGATCATGACTTCGTCTTCCGGGACGAGTTCCGGCTGAACTTTGATCTCCTGCCATGCCGGACGCGGTTCTATCTGCTGTTGCCTTCCCAGAAGCATATCAGTCGTAACACCGAAAAGGTCAGCAAGCGCCTTCAGGTTTTGCGGATCGGGAATATACCGACCGACCTCCCATGATGACACCGCCGCAGTTGTGACCGATAAAGCGGCGGCGACTTCCTTTTGACTATATCCGGCGCGCTTTCGGTAAAGCCTGAATAGATTTTCTTTCATGCTGTCCTCCTTTGGTAAAGCTATTGTAGAATGGCTTTGTAAAAAATGTAATGAATTTCAAGTGAAAATTGAAATTTCCTCTTGACAATCTATTAATACTTGATTATAATCAAGTTATACTTGATAAATAAGTAAAAAACAGGAGGAAAAAATCATGATGCACAAAGAATTTGAAGAACTCGCCGGATACGAAGTCAGTTATGAAACCTACACCAACATTATTGAACCGATGTATATGGCTACCAACGTAAGCAAGCAGGAGTTCGTGAAGATGCTCGACAAGAAGGCTTTTGCCCTTCCGACACAGAAGCAGATGATCCGCGAAATGAAGAAGATCGCCAATTTTCTTTTTGAAAACTGCGGAATCTCCAGCTACCACGAAGAAAAGAACAAGCTGGACAAGATCGCGAAAGAATACGCAAAGCGGTTCTACGGGATCGACTGGACGAACGACATGAACTCTTATGTCTTCTGCAATACCAAATACGCCTATTGCGGGCACGTTATGGAACGCGGATGTTCCTTCCCCTACGAGCTGGTGATCGGCAGAAAAAACACCGACTACGAAAGAATCCAACTGGTGAAGTGCTAACCAACAACAAGCCCTCCCGGCGGGGCAAAACACCGGGAGAAAGGAACATCATGAAAAAGTCAGAACGGATGAAAGATACAAAGACTTATCACTACTACAACGCAAATCCGAAGGGATATTTCACGGGTGACTGCAGATATAGAGCATACGCCTTAGCGTCAGGCGTGAAATGGGAAGTTGCAGTCGTAACTGTTGCGCTTTGGTCAGCAAAAACCGGAAAAGTTGATTGGAACGGAGAGACCATGAATGAGGTTCTTCAGGAGTTTGGTTACTGGCTCAAGCACAAAGAACCGAGGCATGAAGACGGAACGAAATACACCGTCGGAGAGCTTGCGGTATCACTGAAAAATGAGAAAAATCCGATAGTTGTATCAGTCAATGGTCATGTGACGTGCATAAAAAACGGGAAGGTCTGGGACATCTGGAATTGCTCAGACGAATATGTAAGAAACTATTGGACGCTTGAAAAATAAGGAGGAAGCAAATGACTGACAAATACTACGACATTTACTTCGATCCGTCCGATCTGGAAGTGGATCGCGAAGGTCATCTGCTGAACCCGGACGCGCTCCAGATCATCGAATTTGAATACGATGACGACACCGAGGAAGTGACCGCCTGTCGACGCGTGAACGAAAAGGGCAACGTCATCGAAGACCCGTGGAAGGATCGGAAATACGCTGAATCCATGACACATCTTGCAGAAGATGACTTCTCAACCATAGACAAGGCGCTTGGCGCTTTTGAAGGCTGGCTCACCGACAATCTGGACTGGCGCGAAAGCTACCGGGGTGACTACTATAACCCGCCGGAATACTACTGTGCCGGGATAGAGGGGTATGTGGACGAGCCACCCTACCGCCCCCACCGTATAAGTGACACCGTCATCCGGGCAATTCTGAAAAGACGTCGGTAATTTTTTTTAGTCATGAATATCAAGTTGGACTTGATATAACCCTTGATTTTCAAGCAATACTAAAGTATAATCAAGTACAGATGAAAGGAGAACTTGACAGATGAGTAAACTGAAAAAGATCAGACTTGAAAAACGCTACAAGCTGAAGGACATCGCTGAAGTCGCCGGAGTTTCGATTCAGGCAGTCCATCAATGGGAATCAGGCGAAACGCAGCCGCCCGTAGACAAACTCGTAAAGGTCGCTCGCTTCTATGGTGTCACTGTGGACGCCCTGATCGGCGAACCTTTGGAGGAATCATGACCGAACGGGAAAAAGCCGAACGCGCAGCATATGACGCCGAGCTTCTGGCACGGATCGCCAGCGGTGAGATCACCGCAGAAGAAGCCGAAAGCGAGTGGGACTTCCACTTCAACGGCTGGGACAGCAGACAGAACGTCTGCGGAATGTGAGGAAGAAATGCCGAAAGCATACTGGAAGGGGTTCAGGGTCTTGGAGATCCGGGACTTCAACAACAGCAAATGGGGCCAGACGGTCCAGATCGCGGTCGACAGCACCCAGCACAGCAATCTGATGTGGGTCGGCTTGGATCAGATCGAAGTACGGGAGGAAAAATGACTGACCTGAACTTGAAACACAAGGAACAGCCGAAGGGCTGGGAACCGGAAGAGATCGCGGTCGCGGTCATCGCCATGCTGATCTGGGTGCCGATGGCCTTCGTTATCGGAGGCCTGCTGTGATCCGCGCGGAAAACATCCGCGTCCGGGTCGAGGCAGCCGAACCCGAGCCGATCTGGATCGACTTCGATGATGCGCATTTCCGCATCTACGGCTGGCTCGCTTTTCTGTACCGCGGACTGATGATCACCGAGTCGGAAGCATCAGCGCAGGCGAAGCTCCGCCCGTGGCTGATGGACGCAAAAAAGAAAAGCGGCGCAGTCCCCACAGATCACGCCGCTCAAACCCTGTGAAGGGTCCTATACAACAAAGGAAATTATACCATGGAAATTTCAAATATGTCTTTTTTCGGAATGACAACATTCGATCCGAAAACCAAAAACAACAGCCGGGGCATAACCCTGACGGTTTGCGAGTATTCTATCAACATCCCGCAAAGCACCTATAAAGCCATCGGGAAGCCGAAGCATTTCGAGATCGGTTTCAACGATATGAAACATTTCTTCGGCTTGAAACCCGTTCAGAATCCGACGAAATTCTCCCTTCCGGTTACCGGAGCAAAAGGCGGTCCGTCTATCTCCAAAGCGTCTGTCTGCGAGAAGATCGCCACGCTGAAACCGTTCGACCGCAAGAAAGAAAATCTGATCCTGTCGAACGGAAGCTTCGATAAGGAAAGCGGTTACTGGCTTTTCGATCTGGACGACGGTTACACCCTCGCCCGCATCCGGAAAGGAGCGAAATAATGGAATCAACTGAATTGATGACAGTAAACACCGGGATCGTCCGGAGCGTGGACGACCTCGCCCGCATCGGCAAAATGATGGCGGTCAGCGGATATTTTCAGGATGCCCGTGAAGCTGCGCAGGCCGCCGTGAAGGTTCAGGCAGGCATGGAGATGGGCTTCGGTCCGTTCACGTCCATGACGGGCATCCACATCATTCAGGGACGTCCCAGCGTCGGCGCAAATCTGATGGCGTCCGCAGTGAAGACGAACCCGCGGTATGACTACCGCGTCCGCGAGATGACGGATCAGGTCTGCAGGATCGAATTTTTTGAGATCATCGGCGGCAAGCGGGAAAGCATCGGGGTGTCCGAATTTACACTGGCAGACGGGAAGAAGGCCGGGACGAAGAACCTTGACAAGTTTCCCAGAAATATGCTCTTCGCCCGCGCCATGAGCAACGGCATCCGCTGGTTCTGCCCGGACGCGTTCAACGGAAACACGGTTTACACGCCGGAAGAGCTGGGCGCGGATGTGGATGAAGACGGCAACATCATCGAGATCCCGAACGTAGAAGTGATCCAGCCGAAGACCGAACCTGAACCCGTAATTACGGCTGAAAAAGCCGAAATTGCACCGGATACGGCACCTAAAAAGGACTTTGACGAAGAAGAATTTCTCCGCGCCTGGAGCAAGCCTGCAGGCGTCCCTGGAATGAGCAAGCTGAACGCCGAAAAGATGACGGACAGCAAGGGAACGCCCTATGGCGAAAAAAGCACCAAAGACCTGTTCTTTGCCCTGCGTGCGATCACCAAAAAGATCGACGGCGCGACCGATGAACAGCGGGAAGCGCTCGGCCTGAAAGTGTCCGCAATCTGCGAAATTCTGCAGTATCGGAAGACCGCGCTGACCATCCCGGGCGCAGTTGAGATGTAAAAAATACGGGCGCGGCATGATATACACCACTCTTTCCATAGACATTTCTTCCCGGGGCAGGTGCCGCGCCCTGCCCACCTTTTGAAAAAATCGGAGTAAAGATGGAAAAATATATCAAACTTTACACCAAAATGCTCGACAATCCGAAGACGGGGAAGCTCAAAGACCGAGCTTGGAGAATCATGATCGAAGTCTTCCTGATGGCCGGAGAAACCTTCGATGATGGCAAACTTCCAGACGTTGAAATGATCGCATGGCGGCTTCGCCGTTCAGAAAAAGACGTTCGGGACGCATTGCACGAACTGGCGAAAATCGGGACGGTTTCGCTGTCAGAAGATAACGTGATTGTAACGAATTTTGAAGAATATCAGAACACAAATCAGACCGCATATGAACGCGTAAAAAATTATCGGAAACGTCATCGTGATAACGCAAATGATAACGCAAATGATAACGCAAATGATAACGGGACTGATAACGCGGATGATATGAAAATGATAACTATAGATATAGATAGAGATAAAGATATAGATAAGAATAAAGAATTAATGGAAGTTAAAGAGAGCGTGTTAAAAAGCGCGCCCGCGAAAAAAACACCCGCCAAACCCAAACCTGAAAAACACGCATACGGTTCTTTCGGGAACGTCCTGCTGACGGACGCCGAAGTCGAAAGCCTGCGCAAGAAGTTTACCGACGTGGACAACCGCATCGAATACTTCTCGACGAAGAAGAAGGCGAAAGGTTACGTCTATAAGTCAGACTATGCCGCTATTCTGGCATGGGCCGATGACGACGCGGAGAAGGCAAAGGCGAACGGCAAGGCCGCGCAGAAAACCGTCAACGAATATCCCGACATTTACACCCAGCTCAAAGCGGAAGGAGTGCTATGACTGACATCGAAACAAAACTGATCCTTGCCCGGATCGAAGCGAACTGGACACCGTTCAAGAACAGCGAAGCGGCGGTGACGCTTTGGGCAGACCGCTTCAAGTCCGACCCTTATCCGCTTGTCCTTGAGGCGGTGAACATCCTGATCGACACCGACCTCGGCGGGTTCCGCCCGACCATAGGGCAGGTAAAAGCCGCCATGCACGACATCGTTTATGGCGAACCGATCAGCGAAACCGAAGCGTGGCAGCTTGTCAAAGGAAGCCTGCACGAAGCGCAGAGCGAACCGGAAACCCTCGGCGGCGCGCGGTCCGCGTGGAAGAAACTGCCGGAAGACATTCAGAAACTTGTCAATCCGCGTCAGCTTTTGGAGTGGAATAACCTCGAAAACAGTCAGCTCGACACCGTGATCGAGTCCAACTTCATGCGCAGTTATCGGGACGTCCGGGCGCGCAAATACCGCAAGGAAACGATCAGCAAGCAGAGCGCAAAGAACATCGAAGCCATCCGGGAAAAGCTCGGCCTCTATCAGGACGCCGACGAGAAGCCGGAACTGCCGCAACCAAAAAAACTTGCGTATGAAAAGCCGGAATGGATGATCCTCCGGGAAGCAAACGGGGAGACGTTCTGATGAAGATCAACATCAGCGAAAACCCGAAGGAATGCGGTTACAACGCGATCCGGGACGAGGCGACCATTCTCCGGGACGACGCCGACTGGATGAAAGAACTCACCGCGAACATAAAGCGGACAAATGATCCGGCAATCATCCGGCAGGCGGAGCGGGACTTTCATCAGGCGATGGTCGATCAGTACGGCGGAACAATAGCAGGGGAACTGCTTTTCAGGCTTTGGAAATCAACACAGGAGAAAACAAATGGGCAATAAGAAATCTTGTTTGACTTGCGCGTGGTTTTGCCACGCAGACGGGAAATGCTACGGAAACCCCTTTATGGCGATCGGGGTCGAGGTTGGCGCGGAACTGACGGTTCCGGCAGAAGAAGGATCCTGCCGCGATTGGGCCAGCGACGGTCTCGAAGATTGGGAGAGAGAAGACACCCTCGTGACAATGGAGGCGGCGGCATGATCTACAAAAATAAACCCGAGTGCGTCACGGTTTCGACGCACATCCCGAAAGAGACAATGGAGGGTCTTCTCCAGATGGCAGATAAAAAAACGGCGCGTGACGGACGCTGGTGTAGCCTGTCCCGCCTGATCCGGGAAATCCTGATGAGCGCGGTGAACGAGGAAGAACAGCACGTGAAGCTCCGCGAAATGATGCTTAGGGAGGTGGATCATGGCCAGCGAGCTTGACGGATTTGTAATTTATCGCAACGAAAAAGGAAACAAGACTTGTCCGCACGCGGCCGCTTTGATGGTCAGCAAGTACATTCTCACACTCTCCATAACGGCCTGTTATGAACTGGACGAACCGAGCTACGTTCACATTTTCTTTGACGAACGCAGACGCCGGATGATGGTCACAAAGGCTGAGCCGGATGCGCCCAACAGCTTTTTATTGGCGCGTCAGGGAAATAAACCGGGCGACCGGCGGTGTGTTATCAGCGCGAAGTTCGTCCGGCAGGAAGTGGAAAAGCTGGCTGGATTCAATTTCGACGGTTTGCGGTTTCTGATCCACGGACACAGAGCCAGCTCCCAACAGCCCGCTTTGATTTTTGAGCTTTCGACACTTCAGAAGGAGGTTTTCGGATGATCTACCTGACCAACGCCTTTTCGGTTCATATGCTCCCACATTTGAAGGTTGGGACGGAGATGAATCTGCACATCCGCAGAATCAGCTCTTGGGAAGCCGGGGACATCCTGCGGAGCGGAGCCTTCCGGAGCTTCTACGGTCACGGGAAAACGGCTTATCATCTGGCGCGCTATCTGCGGATCGACATCCCGGTCAGCCGTGGTTACGTCGAGCTGAAGGACACGGACGTCCTGATCATCGCCGCAATCACCGGGAAGCGCGCATGGGAATCCGGACAGAAACCGTTTCCCGGATGGATTTTCTTCGAGGTAACAACGTCCAGCGACGGACGTGATGAAGCCGCCTAACTCCGAGCAGGCGGATGGAATTGCAATAAGCGCCGTGGTCATGTGGGCCGCGCTACCGGAATGACCGAAAGGAGTACCCTCGTGTGCAATCTTTTACAAATCTTCAGGGTACAAAAACAGCTCGCCGTGGGGAAACCGGCGCGGCGTCTTTTGAAAGGAGCGAGAATAATGACTGACGAATCGAAACCCGTCCGCTGCGGATGCGGCGGAGAAGCTGAAGTCAGGAAACATACATTTTATCGAGCGTTACCGCTTTACAGAGTTTGTTGTAGAAATTGCGGGGTGTCAACACCTCCGATGTCAATTGTAGATAATGCAATCACGGCATGGAATCGTGCAATGGGTGCAGATAAAAGAATATTTATTCCTGACGGATATGTACGAGAAAAAATAGGAAGTAAGAATCATGACTGACCTTATCAGACGAGAAGACTTGGTGAAGGAGCTTAATGCTCAATTTGCTGTCGGTGACATCACAAGAGAGATAGCAAACGATATTCTGAATCACATTCCATCCACGGAGCCAGAGCGGAAGACTGGGCATTGGATAGATACTGATAATTATTATCAAAGATGGAAATGCTCTGAGTGTGGATGCCACACAAGGGATGCCGAGCCGAACTACTGCCCGAACTGTGGTGCGGATATGAGAGGTAAAAATGGAAAAGCGTGATTTTGCCGATATGGTAATTTTCTTCTGTCAAAAAGTATCAGAGATGAACATCAGCCGGAAGCACAAGATGGAACTGCTCGGTATGATAACAGCTATCGAGATGAAGCACGATGAACTGATGCCGAAGTGGATACCCGTCAGCGAAGCATTGCCGAAAGTAAGAACTGACGTACTACTGGCATTCGAAAAAAATATGGCTGTCGGGTTTTATTCTCATGACTGTTGGAATGTGAATACGGGGAACGGCTTTTATACAGGCGTGTTCACTGATGAAGACAAACCCATTGCTTGGATGCCGTTGGTTGAACCGTATAAGGAAGGTGAATGATGATAGGAATCGTGATTTCATTAGCAGGTATTGTATGTGCATTGGTGATGATTTGGGATGAACTAATTCACATCGAATCGTATCTGGAACTCATTGCTTACGGTATACGGAAGGATGAGGATGAAGGCTGAACAGTTATCCTTTGCCATCCCTGATATTTACACCGAATTGCGGATGGATCGGGAGCAGAAAAAAGCCAAACGCAGATGGGAAGACCATTTCCAGAAGTGGTCGAATGAACAATCAGAGGACGGCCATCAGCCTTATGGATGCTGTGGCACTGGTAGACTCTGCGATTATTGCGAAGACAATTCCTACGGCAGACCGTGTGTTAGGGCATTGAATACACAATGTCGAGAAGAAAAAAAGAAGATTGATTATACAAACTATGACTTCAAGGAAGTCTGGTGGATGTGAGGATTGAAAGAAGGTACGGAATGAAGACGGTAAAAGAATTGATTAGTCATTTGGAAAATGCACCGAAAAGAAAAGGGACTTGTTACGTTAATCAGGATGATATTGCGGATGCGATTATTGTCTTGAAAGCATTTGAGGATGCTTGTGATACTTTGGTGCAGGTCGCAGATTATATGGGAGTGCTGAAGAAGGTGACCGATGCTGACGCTTGATGAAACAATATCCGACATAGAGAAAGGTCTGTTTGTACAGGAAAGCGCTCTTTACTATCTGAAAATTCTGAAAGCAAAAAACGAAGAACCGCCTTTGGGAGAACCACCAGATTATATTCCTCTTGACTTCCATCGGCTTGCAGAAATGATTGGAGAACCTGTGTACTTCAAAGAATGTGGATGTAAGGGGCATTGGGAAATCATCACAGCAGTGCGAAAGAATTTGGATGGTGAAGATTATGCTATCAGAGGAAATGATCGGTGGCAAAGAATCGGAAATTGTATTTACAGAACGAAAGAAGGGGCTGAGAAATGAAGACCTTGGATGAAGTGATTGAAGCCATAGGACGATGTTGGTCAGACAACTGTTTTGATTGTCCGTATCATGAGAAAAAGCACGTGGAAAGTTGTATAAGAAAGCGTGATACCGATGCGCTCCACTATCTGAAAGCCTACAAGGATGACAAAGACGACCTGACTGCGCTCCGTGCATACTGGGCAGAACAGCAAGCGAATCCTGCCTTAACTTGGGACGAACTTCGGCAGATGGGAGGGAAACCCGTCTGGGTGGAAATATTATCCGATGAGATTGACTTGTCATCCAGATGGATGATGGTAGCACGGGAAACGAAAGCACACAGTCTTCCGCTTGCTTACACGGATGATATGGGACATTGGATTTACGGTCATGAGGATGACCTCGGCAAGACATGGCAAGCCTACCGAAAGGAACGGGGATGAGTGATAAAAAAGCATTGATGGTGACGGATAAGCAGTTGCAGGTCATCCGGGATGCCTGTGAATTATACGGTCGGATCCAACTCGGACAGTTTCGGATGTTCGCTGAGGTTGTCACGCAGACGGGGTTCAGCGGTTACGGGATCAGGGTACAGCCGAAACAGAAGGACGGAGAAACGGATGAGCAGTACAACGAACGCTGTGACAGAGTGTATGACGGGGATATGCTGATACAGGACTGCATTGAAGGCGCGGTCGAGGGGATCTATCGTCATGCTTACCGTTGGGACGGTAAGCCGCGAACTAACGAAGCTGATATTGCTTTGGACATCTGGGCGGTTCTGGATGGCAGACGCGAGGACGGTTTTCACATGGGAACGGAACCGCTTGTGAAAGTGGAAGATGAGCAGATATGACGGAAGGAGGGCCAACCAAAATGAGCGAAATCGCAAAAAGGCGCGTGACGTGTGAAGCGGGCATCTCATGGCAGCCGACGGAGGAGCAGGAGCAGGCCGCCGTCATGGAATGGGCCATGCTGATGGAGAAGCAGGCGCCGGAGCTGGCGCTGTTATACCATTGCCCGAACGGCGCTGACCGCCATCCGGCAGTCGCGGCAAAGCTGAAGAAGCAGGGCGTCAAGCCGGGCATCCCGGATCTGTTCCTGCCCGTCGCCCGTGGGATGTCCCACGGCCTTTACATCGAGATGAAACGGCAGAAGGGCGGACGGGTGTCCGAAGACCAGAAGGCATGGATGGAAGCGCTGACCGAACAGGGTTACGTCTGCGTTGTGGCACACGGCGCGGAGGAAGCCTGCGACGCGATCTGGAATTATCTGGAGGGAGAATGATCGAAATTTTACGGGACATTTTCATTGCGGTGTTATACGTTTTCGGCATCGGCTTTTTCGGGTTTTTCGCGTCGTTCCTGTTCGTTTTGGCGCTCAAGATGTGGCAGGAGCGGAAATGATCGAGGCGCTCATCGTCGGGGTGTTTATCCTGCTGGGGAGCCTGGTCCTGATCGGGTTATGGGAGTTGTGGAGGTGAGATGGCGGAAGACGAACAGGCAACAGGCGGATATGTCTTCGCCGGGAAGCCGTACATCATCGGCGACGATCCGAGATATTGGACAGGATGGTGCGTTCCGGACGGTTTTGAAATTACAAACGAAATTCACGCGCCGACAAAAGAAGATCTGGTCGAAGCCGCGATAAACCATTTTCGGGCAGTGATCCGGGATGCAGAAAAGGAGCAACGATGAAAAATTACAATGACAAACTGATGCTCGGATATTTTGACCATGACGGCAAACTGCACAAAGTTGAGCGGTTAGACAAGATTCCTGTGATTTGCGGTGAAATGCCGGGCGAAGCGCAGGAGCGGATCATTCCGGAATATCATGAACCGCCTGAGTTCTCCTGCAAGGTCGAATGTTCGGAAGACTTTGTCCGTGACATAAAGGACGCCATGAAAAAGCTCGACCTGCTGAACCTTGACGCCTACGACAAACTCGCAAAGGCGTTTGAGCATTGCACAGACAACCGGGACGGGTGCGGTGACTGTCCTTTTACCGGGGAAGAAAACTGCAGACAGAAGATGCGCGAATCTGTTCTGCATATTATCAAAAGCCAGCGGGACCTTGTGGAACGGGCAATCGAGGAGAAGTGGAAAGATGACGCTGAAGGAAGCCTTTGAAACGGTTTTTGACGTCCTGCAGACGATGCAGACCGGGGAGATCCGCCTTTTCGTTAAGAAGGGCGAGATCACGCACGTCAACCGCACCGAGGAGGTTTATCCGAAACGCTACGATCCCGAAAATCATGGTAAAATAAAGTCAAAAGATGCAAGACCCTGAGAAAGGCGCATCGGTTGAATCCGGTGCGTCTTTTTTATTTCGCGAGGAGGAAGTATGGAAATCGACTGGACAATCGTTATCGGAGAAATCATGACGCAGATCTTACGGGTGCTGATCCCGCTTTTCGTGGCAATGATCATCAAGTGGGCGGTTGAGCTTTATCATCGCATCAAGTCCGAACAGCCGGAATGGACGCCTGTGCTGGAGTACGCCGCGGAGCTGGCGGTTCTGGCCGCCGAACAGCTTTTCGGGGACGGTCACGGCAAGGAGAAGAAGCAGTACGCCATCCAGACCATCCAGAACATCCTTGCGGAACACGGCCTGAAGCTCGACTTGACCGTCATCGAGGACGCCATCGAAGCGGAGGTTTACAAGTGGCTCCACCATGATGAGCAGGCGTCAGGCGGAACGGTTCAGGTCGGCGCACCGCATCCCATCGGGGAAGGCGCGGTCGTCAATATGACCATCAAAGACCCGGCGGAGGCACCGGAATGACAGCCGGAACCGCGCAGGCGGTTGTCAGCATCCCGTGGGGATGGATCATCTCAGGCATCGGAGCGGTCGGAGGCATCCTGCTCTATCTGGCGAAACTGTTCTTTGAGCGGTCACTGGATCAGCGTGACCGGAAGATCGAGCGCGAGGAAGCCGAAAAGGAACGCAAACAGCGGAAGGCCGAAGAAGACCGCCTGCAGGAAACGCGGATGATCATGCGCGGACTCAAGACCCTGACCGAATGTCAGTACGAAGTGGTCTATCAGATGCAGACGGGGCACCATAACGGTGGGTTGGAAGAGTGTCTTGAAAACATCAAAAGCTACAAGGCGGACGTGGATCAGTGGTTTGAGGATCTCGCGGTTCGCAGATAGCACAACGACGTCCGGGCAAGTGGCTGAGCGGGTTTCTCTTTTTGACGCGATCACTCCTGACCCGCAAGGCGGTGCAAATCCGTCTCGGACGATTATGCGGCGGTCGCATAGTAGGGGGAAATGGGATAAGACGATCACGCTCAAAGCGGAACTTCATCCTTTCATCCGCACCGCCGCGATTTTGAACACATCACAGGACGCGCCAGAACGCGATTTTTCGCGCTTTATCGTCCGAATCGTAAAGTTATAGGGATTATGCAAAAAGACGCGAAATTTCGCGCACAGGACGGCACAGAATGAACTATCGACAGCCTTTCACGGGAGATTACGGGATCAGTCAGGGATTCGGCAAGACGGAATGGTCAGCGAACCACACGGGCATCGATTACCTCTGTCCAGCCGGGACTCCGATCCTCGCATCCGAAGCGGGGAACGTCTTCTTCGCCGGATGGAAGCCGGGCGGATACGGTAATTGCGTTTTCCTTCAGCACCCGGACGGCATGGTCACGATCTACGAACACCTTTTGAAGGACATCCCGGTCACGGTCGGGCAGGCTGTCCAGCGTGGGCAGGTCATCGGCTATTCCGGATCCACGGGCAACAGCACCGGACCGCATCTTCACTTTGAGATGCGCGACGCCAGCGGAAACGCGGTGAATCCGATGCGTTATCTGCACAGCGTGGACGACAGCATCATCAGCGGGCCGGACATCGACGAGCCGGAAGAACCTGCCGAAACCGTCCGTGAAGGCAAATGCCGGATCGTCTGCGACAGCGCTTGGGTCCGCGACTGGAAGAACGTCGAGCGGTCTTATCTGGTCTACCGCGACACCGAAGTCTACGTTTTCGCGGACGTGAAGTATCGTGACGGCCTGCCGTTCCGATACATCGGGGCCGAAAGGTGCATGGCGGAGCATGACGCCTACGGCACGCAGATATTACGAAATCAGGAGTGAAACGCATGGAGATCATCGAATTACCGATCAAGGCGCTGAAACCGTATAAGCGGAACCCGCGCAAGAATGACAAGGCGGTCGAGTATGTTGCCAACAGCATCCGCCAGTTTGGTTTTAAAGTGCCTATCGTCATTGACGAGAATTATGAAATCGTCTGCGGTCATACGCGCTGGAAGGCCGCGAAGGTCATCGGTCTGGAAACCGTCCCGTGTATTATGGCGGACGATCTGAACGAAGACCAGATCCGGGCCTTTCGCCTTGCGGATAATAAGACGGCAGAAATGGCAGACTGGGACTTCGACCTTTTGGAGATGGAGTTCAATGACATCGACCCGGAGCTATTCGACATGAGCGACTTCGGCTTTTTTCAGGATGATGAAGAAACCGAGAATAATTCCACGCCTGCGGAAATCGTCGAAGACGATGCTCCGGAAGTGGACGAAGTCGAGCCTTGTTGCAAACGCGGACAGATCTGGGTGCTTGGATGCCATCGTTTGATGTGCGGTGACAGCACTAACCGGAGCGACGCCGATAAATTACTGGGGGGGGTAAAAGCTGATATGGTTTTTACTGATCCGCCTTACGGGGTCGCCATCGGTGACAAGAACGCGACGCTCAACAGCGTCCAGCCTTCTGGACGCTGTTGTACCAACATCGCGGGCGATACGATGACCGAAGAACAGCTTTACGCTATGCTGAAGGAAGCGTTCATCAACGTCCGGGAGCATTGCAAAGATGACGCGTCGTATTACGTCACATCACCGCAAGGCGGAAGCCTTGGCCTGATGATGATGATGATGATGATGATGATGAAGGACGCTGGATTAGAGGTGCGCCATGTCTTGATGTGGGAGAAGAACAGTGCAACGTTCTCCCTTGGTCGGCTTGACTATGATTATCAGCACGAGCCGATGTTTTATACATGGACGAAATCGCATCACAACTACCGCAAGGGCGAAAACCGCACAACTGTTTGGAAGTATGACAAACCGCGAAAATGCGACCTTCACCCGACGATGAAACCCGTTGCTCTGGTGGCAAATGCCATTCTGGATGGCACAAAGGAAGGCGACATCGTTCTGGACGCCTTCGGCGGTTCAGGCACGACGATGATTGCCTGTGAACAGACCGGACGACAGTGCCGAATGATGGAACTCGACCCGCATTACTGTGACGTCATTATCCGCCGTTGGGAAGACTTCACCGGGCAGAAGGCGGAGCTATTGGAGGAATGAAATGGCACGCGAAGACCTGATTCCATTCGACCAGCGAACAGAAGACGAACAGAAAAAGATTGCTCGTCAGGGTGGGATCGCGTCAGGTGTGGCACGACGCCGAAAAAAGACCTACGCGGAACTCGCGGAGATCATCGGGACGCAGAAGGTCAGTGAAGAGAATGGGCGCAAGCTGAAGAAGCTCGGCGTCACGAACGGCGACCAGACAAACGACGCGCTGGCCGTCGCCCGCATCTTTTTAGGGATGCAGGCAGGAAACCCGAAAATGACGGAACTCTGGCTGAAGCTCCGGGGCGAAATGCCGAAGGAAGTCACGGACGTCAACATGAGCGTCAGCAACGAGCCGAAGGTTATCTTGGAAGACTTTGACGACGGGCGGGGCGGATATGAGTGAAGACGTCATCCGCTTCTTCTATCAGCCACGCCAGAAGCTGTTCACGGAATGTAAGGCGGACATCTGCATTTACGGCGGTTCAGCAGGCGGCGGGAAGACGCGGGCGGTCCTTCAGCATCCGCTGAAGCGCAAGGACAACGGCAAATTTACCGCAACCATCTTTCGGCGGACACGGGAGGACATCACCCGTCCGGGCGCATTATGGGACGAGTCCATGCTCATCTATCCGTACTTCAAGGGTGTGCCGAACAACAGCTCGCACGAATGGCGGTTTCCGTCCGGCATGAAGATCAAGTTCGCGGGCCTGCAGTACGATCAGGACGTCACAGGCTGGCGCGGTGCGCAGATGCCCGCGATCTACTTCGACCAGCTTGAAACGTTCACGCAACAGCAGTTTATTTATATGCTGTCCCGGAACCGATCCGTCTGCGGTGTCAAGCCTTACATCCGCGCGACGTGCAACCCTGAACCCGGCTGGCTGGCGGACTTTTTGTCATGGTGGATCGCGGAAGACGGTTACGCGGACATGGAGCGCGCCGGGAAAATGCGCTATCTCGTCAACTCGGATAACACCTTTTATTGGGCGGACACGCCGGACGAACTCCAGAAACAGTTCCCGGACATCACGCCGAAGTCAGTGACGTTCATCCCGGCGACCATCTACGATAATGTGATCCTCATGGAAAAAGACCCGGGGTATCTGGCGAACCTGCAGGGCCTTTCGCTCGTCGATCGCGAACGCCTGCTCGGTGACGCGCAGCGGGGTGGGAACTGGAAGATCAAGCCCGAAGCGGGGAACCTTTTCAACCGCGCATGGTTCCCCATCGTCAGGGATTGGGACAAAAACGATCCGTGGACGTTTGTCATCCGCTGGGACTTTGCCGCGACGGAGCAGAGCCTCCGCAATGACGACCCGGATTATACGGCTTGGAACGTCATGGGCAAGAATCATCGGACGCATGAGTTTCTCATCCTCGAGGCCGGACAGAAACGGCTGAACCCGTCCGCGGTGTATGACGAGTTTCGGACGCGCTGCGAGTTCTGGCGTGATTGGTTGGATAATTACGGCCTGCGTCTGAAAGTCCGCTGGGAGATCGAGCCGGGATCGGCAAGCAAGCGGGAAGCGCGGACATTCGCGGGGCTGGTCCCGTGGGCAGATGCGCGGGGCATCCCGTCGCGCGGAAGCAAGATCGAGCGGGCACGTCCGATGGCGGCGCAGGCGGAGCATGGCTTCGTTTCCGTCCTCAAAGGCGACTGGAATGAGATGTGGCTGAACCATATGCACAGCCAGCCCGCGGATCATGATGATATGATGGATGCGGCGACTGGAGCTTACGACGATTTAAATTCTGAGATCACAAAAAAGGCGCGAAGTTATGGAGGATAAATGAGCGACTTAACAAGAGCTTTCGACCATTTCAAGGACGTTTATCTCAAATACTGCGCCTATTACGATTACTACGACGGCAATCAGCCGCTCCGGTACAGCACCGAGCGCCTGAAGCTGGCGTTTGAACAGATCCGTCCGAAGTTCCGTCAGAACTGGTGCGCGGTCGTCATCAACAGCGTCCTCGACCGAATGGATCTGTACGGCTGGAGTGTGGCCGATGAGACGATGAACGCGGTGCTTGCGGACGTCTGGGCGGAAACCGGGCTGAGCCTCGAAAGCAACGAGGTGCATGAATCCGCGCTGGTCTGCGGTGAGAGCTTCCTGATCGGCTGGAAGGAAGAAGGGATGCCGCTGGAGTTCTACTTCAATGACCCACGACGCGCCGCCTGCTTCTACGATTCCGACAGGCCGAAGATCAAGACCTACGCGGCGAAATGGTGGGATTCAGAAGACGGCTGTCATATGCTCCTCTATTATCCCGACAGGCTGGAACGATACATCGCTCCGGGAAAGAAGATGTCCGAGCTTCGGGCAGAGGACGGCGGGAACAGCTTCCGGCTGGAAGCGGACGGCATCAGCGCGAATCCTTTCGGGGTCATCCCTGTCTTTCACTTCCGCAACAGTCTCCGCAGTCACGAATCCGATCTGAAGAACGTGACGGAGATCCAAGACGCGATCAATAAATTATTTTGTGACATGATGGTGACCGCGGAGTTCAGCGCGTTTCCTGCTCGGTACGTCATCAGCTCGGCGGAAATCGATACGCTCCAGAACGCCCCGAACATGATCTGGGATCTGCCCGCAGGATTGGAAGGTCAGCAGAACACTCAGGTCGGGACGCTTGAAGCGGCGAATCTGAACAACTACTCCGGGCAGATCGAAGCGCTGGCGCAGAGCATCAGCTCCATCACCCGGACGCCTCGGCATTACTTCGACCATCAGAACGCCCAGATTAGCGGTGAAGCGCTGATCACGATGGAAGCTCCGCTGATCAAAAAGGTCTACCAGAAGCGGGAACTGTATGGCGACGTCTGGCAGGAGGTCGGTCAGTTTGCTCTGCTGACGCTCGGTTACGTCATCAGAAAAAACGACGTCACCTGTCAATGGACGAAGGCCGAAGCCGACCAACCGCTCACGGAAGCGCAGATCATCGTCAATTACCGAAATGGCGGTCTTCCGCTGAAGAGCGCGCTCCGGTTATCCGGGTACACCGAAGCGGAGATCCAGATCATTGAGGAAGAAGCCGCGGAAGAGAAACAGGCGCAGAGCGATCTCGCCCAGCTTTATCTGGAGCAGGCGCGGAATGAAAGCGCCCAGAGGAACGCGATCTGATGGCACAGGAATCCGACGCCGTTCGCGTTGCCCGCGAGTATCGGGAACAGCTCGCCCGGAATGAAGACGCCGCGCTTCGCCGGATGTCGCGATACTGGCTGAAGATGGAAAAGTCGCTGGAACCGCGCTTCTTTGCGTTGGCACAGGAGATCAAAGACCTTCAGGACGCTGGTCAGCCGGTTCCTCCCCAGCTCATCTACAATCAGCAACGCTACCTCGACATGATGGCGCAGATTCTCGAAGAATTGCCAGATTATGAGAAATATGCCGTGGACGTCATTACGGATTATCAGATCGAGAACTTCAACCTCGGTCTCAAGGACGCGAGCGCGGTGATCCGAGCGTCGAAGCCTTCCGATGAGGTCTGGAACTTCGTTGGGAAGGACGCGGCGGAGACGATGGCAGGTTTTGCAGGAAACGGCGCTCCGCTTGGCGAATTGCTTCGGCATGATTACGGTGATCTCGGCGTAAAGGTCACGGACGCGCTCGTTCAGGGGATCGGTTTGGGTAAAGGCGCTCATGCGGTGGCGCGGGATATGCGCGATGCGATAGGAAAGGATTTCTCCCGATCTGTCCGCATTGCCCGGACGGAAATAAATCGCGCTTATCGAATCGCAAACGCCCAGCAATACGCAAAGAGTGGCGTGGTCACGAAAGTCCTGCGTCTTTGCTATCCGCCGACCGCCTGCTTCGCCTGTCTTGAAATGGATGGCGAAGAATGTCCGAACGGCATCTGTGACGACCATCCGAACGGAAAATGCACGACCGTTGCCGTCACCATCGGCGGGAATTATCCGCAGTGGCAGCACGGCCATGACTGGCTCATGGAACAGTCCGAAGAAGACCAGCGGCGGATCATCGGTGACGGACGTTATGAGATGTGGAAGAAGGACGGCGTCCCGCTCCGCGACATGGTCGAGATGAAGCCAAACGCGGTCTGGGGCGGCTCGCCGCAGGTCATTTCCGAAACAGAATTACGGCGGACATTCAACCTCCAACCGCGTCAGGTCATCAGCGTTCCAAATGTCGCCCGGCAGGCGACACCAAAAAGCAATTTATCTGATACATTCCGAAAAGAGCTCGACGGTATCGACTATCTGGCCTGTAAAGACCTTGCAAAAGCCGAAACTCAGGATCAGATTATCGCCGCTCTTGGTGGCGGAGATCAGACACGCGGGTCATGCGCTTCCGTTGCGCTGGCTTATGCGGGGCGGTCAAATGGTATTGACGTTCTGGACTTCCGTGACGGGAAGTCACGCGAATGGTTCGCAAGCAAGCCGAATAAGCGGACGTTAGCGCAGGAGTGCGGCATTATCGCTGAATCGATCACGGACTTTGCAAAGACCGGCTGGGAGAAACTGAAATCCGCGAATCTGGAAGATGGCGTCGATTATCTGCTCGGTTATGCCTGTCACATGGCGGTCATTCACAAAAAGGGCTCGGCTTATGAATATCTTGAGTTACAATCCAATTGGAGCAACGGATGGCAAAAGCTGGACGCGTCGCATTTGAAAAGCCGTTTTGGCGCATCTGACTCCGGGCGTTATTATGTACTGGACATCTATGACGTCAGGACTTGCAAAGGCGACAAGTTCAAGGAAGTTCTGGGCTATCTGAACACCGAACCAGGAAAAGAGAAAAAAGGAAAAGGCGGGACGATCAAATGACACGGGAAGAATATATCCGCATCCAAAACGGCGAAATCGTGTGGATAAAGAACAATCCGCGCGATCAAATAAGCTGGAAACATTCAGACGAAGATAACATGGTCTTTCGGTTTGAAGACGATCCTGAAAGGGAATATTATCTTTACCGTGATTATAGCAAGCTGACGAAAGAACGGAAGGCGATCTTCGACCGCGAGAATCCGTTCTGGGCGCGGTTTTTCTCGGAGGCAAAATGAACGATCCTGAAGAAAAGAAATATTATCAGCGCGACATCATCCGCATCTGTCAGGACCGCGGATGGGACGCGAAGGAGATCGAGAATTTTCTGAACGTCTACGAGCATAAATCATACGGTTACACGCTTCAGGACGTGGATCAGTTCGAGTTTGCCATCAATGGCCCGGTCATGAAGCGCCTGCATCCGAACATGATCGAAGATCAGTGGTTCAGTTAGAAAAAATATGGTATAATTTTCATTGACGAGAGTATAAGCGCTCCGTCACACAACCAACCAAGAGCCTAAGAAAGCCGGTTGAGGATCATCCTCACCGGCTTTTTTTGTTCTCGCGCTTTTCAAAGCCCGGCAAGGAAGATCCTTGACCGGGTTTTTTATGGCTCCCCATCAGAAAAGAGGAGAGAACGAGAACTATGGCAGAACAGGAAACCACGGGCGGGATGCCCGAAACAACTCCGAACGGGACGTTCGAGGAATGGTTTGATAGTCAGCCCGAAAACGTCAAAACCCTAATCAGCGATCACGAGAAGGGACTGAAGTCCGCTCTCGAATCCGAGCGGGGGAACACCAAAGCCCTGTCAAAGCAGATCGCTGATCTGCAGGGAGCCGCCGAAAAAGGGAGCGAGTTGGAAAGACAGCTCACAACCTTACAGGCAAAGCTGACAGAATCCGAACGCCACGCGAGCTTTATCGACGGCGCGGCGAGTGCGGGATGCACGAACCCGAAGGCCGCTTATAAGCTGGCTAAAGCGGACGAAGATCTCTGGAAGCGTGACGGCTCTCCGGACTGGGCGGCGATCAAAGAAACCGCGCCCGAATTTTTCCGAAAAGCTCAAAGCTCCGGAAATCCGGGAAGCGGGACCAATACCGACCCGAGCGCTGGCGGTAAGATGCATCCGATGGACGAACTTATGCGCCGGAGTATCGGGGTCCTATAAGGAGTTGAATCATGGCAAATTCTGATTACATTGCCCGCAATAAAGTCGGAAATCTCATTCCGATCGAGTATTATCCCGAAATTTTCAAATCGGCCGCCGCCGAATCTGTAGTGCTTGCAAACGCCCGCCGTCTGCGTGACATGGAACGTCACGAACTGGCGCTGACCGCTGAAGACGCGCTTCCGATGGCGTATTTCACGAACGGCGACACTGGCTTCCGGGATGTCACCAAAGCCGAATGGAAGGGCGTAACCCTGACGGCTGAAGAAATCAATGCCATCGTCCCGGTGCCGAATAATATGATGGACGACATGGATGTGCCCATCTGGCAGGAAGTCATGCCGATGCTGTCCGCCGCTATCGGTGCGGTCATCGATAAAGCCGTTCTGCTCGGCACCAACAAACCCGCGACTTGGCCGACCGCCATTATCAGCGAAGCGGCTTCCCGCTCTCACGTCGTGAGCGTTCCGGGATCTTCTCCGGACTATTACGATCTTCTCTTGGGTCCTGAAGGCGTCATCGCGAAGGTCGAAGAAGACGGCTTCTTTGTGAACGGTCACGTCGCGAACATTTCTATGCGCGGCAAACTGCGCGGCGTTCGCGATGAAGTCGGTCAGCCGATCTTCCAGCCGATGATGCAGGGCGCGGCCCAGTATCAGCTTGACGGCGCGCCGATGTACTTCCCGCGCAACGGTTCCCTGACCGCCGACGTCCTCGACATCGCGGGTGACTGGAACCAGCTCGTCTATTCTGTCCGCCGTGACATGACTTGGGACATCTTCCGTGAAGGCGTCATCTCTGACCCGTCCACGAAGCTCGTCGTCACCAACCTCATGCAGCAGCGCATGACCGCTCTCATGGTCACCATGCGCATCGGCTTTGCGTTGCCGAACCCGGTCAACATGGTCCAGCCTGATGGCACCGCTCGCTATCCGTTCGCGGTTCTCGCGGCCAACGGAGCCTCCCTCTAAGGTGCATCGATGAGACTCAGCCCGAAGATATACAAGATGAGCCATCATCAGAACAAAGGGCGCGCCTTTCGCGACGCGCTCCGCGATCACGGATGGCATGAGAGCCAATATCGGTACTCGAATCATGTACTCTTCGGGCTGTTCGACGCCGACTGGCGCCCGCAGGACATCGAAGACCTCCACGGGAAGCCGTATTTCCTTTATCCGCACGCGGCAAGGCCAATGGTCCAGTATGACGGATCTGTGACGCCCCGGAGCGACTGTCGGACGATGTTCGTCAGTGCTCCCGCCGGGGTGTATTTGATGGAGAAAATCGGCTATCCCTGCGAGGTCGTCGAGGTCGGATGGAGTCTGACGCCCGTCAAGCGGTTCTTCCCGCGGGCGACGGTGGAGCGGATCACTTTCGCGCCGATCCATCCGAACGCGAACGGGTATCTGCATCAGGTCGACAAGGATCTGAACCGGCGCGCTTATGCGCGTCTTCTGGATTATGTTCAGAAGCACGAAGACGTCACGGTGACCGTCCGCTTCTGCCGGGACATCAATGACAACGGTCTTGGCGAGGAATATCGTCGGCAGGACGCCGGAATCGTTTGGAAGCAGGCGAACCCGGACAGCTCGACCGATGACATCATCCGCGCCGATCTGGTCGTGGCACATCAGACATTCGCTTATATGAGCGTTGCGTTAGGGGTGCCGACCGTCATGATGGGCGAGGACATCGCGCCGCGCTCCGGCAACGCGGACTTTGGATTCTCTTTCTCGGCTCACTTTGAGGATTACAAGGACTATCTCATGTTCCCGCTGGACATCCTGCAGGGTGAGACAGACGAGGTGATACATACCGCGATCACCGGGAGCGAAGCCGTTGAGGATTGGAAGGCTCGATTCATTGGCGAACCGTTCCGACCGGATTACTTCGTGAATTGTATCGAGGAGCGACTATGAGCGACATTCATGATACCGACATTCGCAGACTGCGCCGACTGGTCGCTGAGACTGACGCCGAAGCCAGCACTTACACCGACGCCATGCTCGTGGAATACATTGAGCGGGCGGAAGGCGTCCTGTATTGGGCGGCGGCTGAGATCTGTCAGGAAAAAGCGGCGGCGAGTACAGCGCTGTTCGACTTCTCCGCAGATGGCGGACGGTACGAACGCAACGACATCGCCGCGAAATGGCTGAAACTGGCCGAGCATTACAAAGTGCTCGGCGGGAAACGCAACGGCGGGAATATCCTGCTGGAGAAGTGGCCTGTGGAGCCTCAGAGGATCAATGTTCTCGACTATCGAACTGAATGGGATGCGTGAAGTTCAGGAGGTGCACATGATGGACACTTGCGTGATCTATCGTGTGGTTTCCAAGGCGAAGAACACGCGCGGAGAGACGATCAAGACCTTCGACGCCGGAATGGAAAGCATCTGCGGACTGCAGATGGACCCGCTCCGGTTGGAGTATGGCGGAAGTTTCATGGAAGCGAATATCGACGCGGTTCTCCGGCTTCCGCTGGAGACTGTGGTCGATCCCGGCGACGAGATCGAGATCACGCACCGCTTCGGGGAACGGCTCCGCCAGCCAAGGCGCTATGAAGTTGAGCGGTACACGAACGACGGGCCGAGCGGGTGCCGGGCTTACCTGAAATCGAGGACAATCGCATGAGCAACTACGTTGTCGAACTGGAAGGCACCGAACAACTCTTGTCGAATCTGAAGCGAATCGATTCGGGTCTTCGCGGTCAGGTCGCTCTGCAAGCGGTCACCGCCGGAGCGATCCAGATCGAAAACAAAGCCCGCATAAACGCCCCGGTCTTGACGGGAGCGCTCCGCAACAGCGTCAGCACCATCTCGAAACCTACCGGACACGGAGCCGAGGCGGAGATCGGATTCAGAGGCCTTGCATACGCCAGAATCCAAGAGTACGGCGGACGCGCAGGGCGCAGACATTCGGTTGTCATCGAAGGCAAGCACTATCTGGAGAACGCAATCAAAAGCGAAAGCGGTAACGCAGTAAATGCCATGAGCGACGTCGTCAGCGCTTATCTGGGGAAGTGATTATGGACATCTACGAAGCAACGCAATCTCTGCTGACCGCCGCCGTTCCGAACGTGAACGTCAGCGCCTACGTCCTAACCTACGACGCGGAGCTGGATAAATTCCTACTCCCGGACTTCCCGGCGGTGACCTACAACTATAACGGGATCACGCCGATCGTGAGCACGATCGGCTCCGGGGAGCTTCATCGGATCACGCTGGACGTCGAGGTGTGGGGCGATCTTGAGCAGATCGCCGCAAATGCGAATAAGGTCGTGGACGCGCTCAACGCGAAGCGGGTGCCGGTTGGGAACGTGGAGTTCTCCGTCGTTATGATCGACAGCCGGGACATTACCGAGCTGGGTCTGGATTTTAAGCGGAGATATATGCGCTTCACGGGGCTGGCGGAAATCGGAGAGGAACATGGACAGACAAGTCTTTAAGTGTGAGTGCGGATTCGTGACGCATTTCGAGAAGGCGCTGGAAGCGCATTGTCGCTTCCGCCATCATCATCCGGCAGAGGAAGAAACCATCATCCCGGAGATAACGGAAGAAGTCACGAAGGCCGTGAAGAAGATCGCAAAGAAGGCTGACGAACAGCCGGAGCAGAAAGAAAAGAAGACGCGAAAACCGCGCGCGAAGAAAACAGCGGTAAAGGAGCAGAACGATGAAAAGTAATTTCGGGACCCTTCTGAAAGTAAAAGTCAATGGCGCCTACACCGCCGTTAAAGGCATCTATCTGGTGCCGCCGATCGCATCGGAACAAGAGAAAATCGAAGTCACTCACCACGACCAGAACAGCCCTTATCGGAAGTACATTCCGAGCGGTCTGATCGATCCTGGTGACTACACCTTCGGGATGCGCTCTGAACGAACGGATGCGACGCAGAGCACCATCTACACCGCTTACAAGGCCGGAACGCTTCTTGATTGGCAGATCGTCTATCCTGACGGCCTGACGCAGTCCTTCAGCGCCTACGTTACAGGGATGACCTATAACGAAGCCGACGCAACCAGCCCGGAGCCGGTGAACATCGAAGTCGCGCTGGCGATCTCCGGTGACATTACCGAATCAGAAGAAAGCATCTAAACAGGAGCAGACATGGCAATTTTAGGAAAAAACGCGATCCTGTCCGCTGACGATTTTGAATACGCGCTCGTTCCCTGCCCCGAATGGGGCGGGGACATCCGCGTCCGTGGTCTGACCGCGGCCGATCAGCAATATATCGTCAAGCTCAACAACACGGAGAAGAAGGAAGAAATGACATTATCCGTCTTCATGCGCGGCGTTGTGGACGAGAACGGTGAGCGGATCTTCACGGACTCCAAAGATAAAGAGGATTTGAGAAAAAAGTCCTATGCCGTGATTGAAAGGGTCACGAAGAAGATCGTCGAGCTGACCGGGAAGAGTGACCCGGACGCCATTGAAGCGCTGAAAAAAAACTAATACACGACCGGAGACGACGATTCGCTCTCCGGTTAGCGCTTCAATTGGGCTGGCCGAACGTGGACGCCATGCTTCGGGAAATGACCGAAGCGCAGTTTGCGGAATGGGTCGCCTACTATCAGATCGAGCCATGGGGAACGCTGGTCACAGATCAGCAAATGGCCGTCTGGAAAGCAATGTACAGCAACGCTCACAGACCGAAGGGAAAGCGGGCGCGGAAGCCGGAAGAATATCTCCTTTATAAGGAACGGACGCTGGACGCCTCGGAGCTTTACGAGGACGAAGATGAGGAATAAAACATGGCAGACGTTGGAAATCTAACTGCAAAACTGACGCTCGACACCGCAAGTTTTAGCTCCGGGGTCGGGGAAGTTAATTCGCTCGTCGGAAACCTTGCCAGCGGGGTCGGCTCTGCACTCGGTGGCGTAGCTTCGGCTGTCACAGCCGCAGTTGTCGGAGCCGCCGCCGCTGTCGGCTCTCTCGTGAAAGATTCCGTACAGAATTTTGCGCAGTATGAACAGCTCGCCGGCGGTGTAGAGACCATGTTCAAAGAATCCGCTGGTAAAGTTCAAGAGTACGCAGATCAGGCATATAGAACAGCCGGGATCAGTTCAAATAATTACATGGAACAAGTCACGTCATTCTCGGCGCGCCTGATCGATTCTCTGGAAGGAGACACCGATAAAGCTGTACAGCTTGCGGATCTGGCGATTACGGACATGGCTGACAACGCGAACAAGTTAGGAACAAATGTCGAGGACATCCAGCGCGCTTATCAGGGCTTCGCGAAAGATAATTTTACGATGTTGGACAATTTGAAGCTCGGTTATGGCGGAACAAAAGATGAGATGCAACGCCTGCTTGATAAAGCTCAGGAGATATCGGGAATCGAATATAAAATCGACAATTTTGGCGACATCATTCAGGCGATCCATGTCATTCAGGATGAACTCGGTATCACGGGGACGACTGCCGAGGAAGCAGAAAAAACCATAAGCGGGTCATTCCAGAGCATGAAGGCGGCTTGGGATAACGTATTGACGGCTATATCACAAGGCGGACCGAAACTCGATAAGACTATTGAAGAATTTACGGAAGCGGCTGAGACATTTGCTAAAAATATCCTGCCGGTTATCGAAAAAGCATTGCATGGCATTGGGGATCTCGTCCGCAAACTCGCACCGGTGATCGCGGAAGCTTTGCCGGATTTTATCACGGAAATAGTACCGGTTCTCATCGAGGCTGTTATGTCCATTGTCGACGAACTGGTCAAAGGTCTGCCGAAAATTGTGAACGAATTATCGAGATCAGCGGAGGCGATCATTCCCCAGCTTGTGGAAGCATTTATTTCCCTGCTGGATATTCTGATAAATGACGTTCTGCCGAACATCATCGACCTTGCGATCACGCTGATTTTGGAACTTGGGAAAGCCCTTTCTCAGAATCTGCCGAAGCTGATGACCTCCATCGTCGAGCTGGTTCTTTATATCGTCCAAGTGATATTGGAAAATCTCCCAAAGATCGTAGAAATCGGGGGTCAGATCGTCCTCGCTATTGTGCAAGGCCTTGTTGATAACATTGACACAATAATCGACGCATTTATTCAGATTATTCCGCTTCTTGTTGAGACGGCCATGGAGCTGATCCCGAAACTCATTGAACTTGGCGGGAAATTGATCCTCGCCGTCGCGGAAGGGATTCTGCTGGCTATTCCCAAATTTCTCGGGAAGATCCTTCAGGCGTTCGGTGTTTTCGGTGACGCAGCAAAAAGCACTAAAAAAGACGTGGATACTACCATGAAGGATCTCGGAAGAGGCGTTGAGTCAACCATGACCGGTATCACGTCCAACATAAATACATCGGCGAGCGAAATGTTCAGCGCTATGAGCCAGACTGGAAGCCAATTGACTACTGCGGCGTCCTCAATGAGTTCCAGCGTTCAGAGCGCTATGGTTCCCATTTACGACAGCATGGGAAACCTGATCGGGGAATTTAACGCGACCGCTTCGGCCACGAAATCAAGTTCCTCGACGATCGCTTCGGAAAGCTCGAAAATGCGTTCGGATCTCAATGCAACGAATAAGGCGGCGTCGAGTTCCGTCGAAAGCGTGAACGCGGCCATGAATAAGATGTCTGGATCAGCCAACTCGGCGTCCAGCGCTTTAGACAAAATAAACTCCGCCATCGGATCGCTTGGTCAAGTCGCTGGCACAGCGCAAGGAGATTTATCAGAACTCAGTGATATTTTGGGAAAAATAGCCGAATCATCCGGCGAATCCAGCGGAAACTTTACCGAAATGGCGGGAACATTTTATTCAATTGGATCCGCCGCCAGTTCCGCCGCTTCTGAGATTGGTGATTTGATGCGGGAACTCGACAACCTGATAAATAACTATTCCAGCGCTGAAATCACGCTGAAGGTCTCCATCGAATACGATGATCCGGGCTTTCAGGTCGAGGACCAAACAATGATCGTTCACGTCAATTATGACGATTCCGGTTATAGTGGTGGCGGATACGGCGGAGGTCATGCGGCGGGCGGTCCTGTAAGCGCAGGAACGACCTACCTCGTCGGTGAACTGGGTCCTGAATTGATCACGCCGACCCGGAGCGGTTACGTCCATACTGCGGAAGAAACCGAAGACATTCTCGGCGGGAGCGGCGTCGGAGACATCTATATCACGATTCAGGGCGATGTCTACGACGACGAGCGGAGCATGAGAGCGAAGATGAAATCCGCAATTCTCAGCGTCTTGGAGGAGCAAGTGGCTTATGGCTGACGAAGCATTTGAATCTCTTGTCTACGAAAACGCGCAGGGCGTTCAAGTCACTCTAAGCGACCCGGAAGTCACCGATTGCTGGGAGCTTCGCGGACGCTACGGATTTACCGCTCCGACGATCGAGCTGATTACCCAAAAATATGTGAACGGTTCCGTGAAGATCGTCGGGCGCATCGTCCAGCCCCGGACATGCGGCGTGAACATGGTCGTCGTCGGCGATGACCGCGAGGATCGGGACACCATCTTTTTCGACATGGTCGAGAAGTTGCTTGACGTCGACGGCGGGGATGTCGGGAAGCTCTACATTACACGATCGGATGGGACGGTCGTCATTCTGAACTGTGCTTATTCTTCCGGTCTTTCCATCGCGGACGAATACAGAAAATTCCACCGCTTCACGCTGGAGTTCTACGCGGAGGACCCATACTTCTATTCCAGCCCATACACGCAGGAGATCGATTCGATCGAAGCGGACATTATCACGCTGGCGCAGGATCTTTATCTTGGAATGTGGTCGCTCGGCACCGGCACGATCAGCGGAACGGGAACGATCACTAACCCGACGGGGCAAAATATCGAGCCGATTTACAGCATCAGCGGCGTCCGTAGTAGTCTTGTGATCAAGAACAACACGACGAATCAGACGATGGCTTTCTATGAAATCGAGACCTATCCGGGAGACACGATCATCATTGATACCCGCGAAAAGATCAAGGCCGCATATATCAAAAAAGCAAACGGCTCGATCGTTTCCATTATGGATAAGGTCGACTGGACGAATGAAGAGTTCAGCCTTCCGCTGGTTCCGGGTGCGAATAATATTTCCGTCTCCGGCTACGGCGAGGAAGCTCCGTTGGTCGTTGATATTATGGAACGATACCTTTCCGCATGAGGTGACTGGATGTTTTCCGAGTTCAATTTCTATATCCGGGACGTGAGCGGGAAGATCATAAACCGCCTGATCAACGTCGAATCTGCGGACATTATCGAACGGCTCAACGACCCGGGAAGCTGGACGCTGAAAAGCCGGACGAAGGAACAATGTCCTTTTACTGAAGGAAACGGGATAATCGTCACTAAAAACGGGGAGGCGTATTATTCCGGCGTATTTACGGAGCTTCGGGAAGAATACGACGCTTATTCGCGGTTATACACATGGACCGCAAAAGGCGCCGGGGACCTCGATTATCTGACGCGTCGCGTCTGCTATCCTGATCCGGCTACCGGCTCAACGACCACAGACGCTTATTATGAGGATTCCGGTTCTCTGGGCGAAGTCGTGGCGCGCATCATTGACAAGAATCTGGGAGTGGACGCCATGCTTGTCAGGAAGGAACCGCTGATCGCTCAGACGGTTGTCGTGGACGCAGGGACGTCCGTTTCTGTAGCGCTCCGCTTTGAGACGATCTTGACCGCGATCACGCCGCTCTTGGATTCTCAAGGGTATAACATCCGCGCTGAATGGGACGAGGACACGAAGAAGATTGTTTACAAGATCCTGAGCGGCGCAGATAATACCTCGGTCATGGTCTTCTCCACCGCTTATAACTCGATCCTATCGACGGAGTACGACGTTAAGGTTCCGGAGGGCAATTACGTCATTATGGGCGGCAAGGGCGAAGACACGGATCGGCCTTTCGCTTACGCGTCAGATGACACCAGCATTTCGAACTGGGGCCGCATCGAATACTATCAGGACGCCCGCTCTGTAGAGGAAACTGACCTACAAACTGAAGCGAACACCACGCTCATAGGTCTGTCCGAGGAGAACGTCGGATTCAGCGCGGTCCTGAACAGCGCTGATTACCAAGCACAGTACAAAAAGAGCTGGAATATTGGGGATTACGTTGCTGTCTTCGTTCACGGAAAAAAGTTTATCCAGCGGGTCATGCAAGTGGAAACGAATCTGGCATATGGTGAGGAAACGATCACGCCGACCGTCGGCACGATCCGGCAGGGCCAGCTAATGACGATCTTCGACCGCTTAAAGCGGCTCCGCGCTGACGTGACTCAGCTTCAGGGGATCGGGAATTAAGGAGGAATAATGGCAGAATCAATTGTCGCGACTTTTGACGACGTCCGCTTTATCGAGGGCGTCACGAAAATGACGCAGGAGAATTGGCAGGCTTATTTTGGGACAATAATCCCGAACGGCGTGTATCAGGGTTTGGAATTTCAACAGCAGAACAGCACAAACTCAATATCCTACCACGTCACCGACGGCATCGTCTTTGTAAACGGCATCATGGCAGAGCTGAAGACACCTGACGGTTATACCGACATCGGTTCATGGTATGCGCAGAATGACAAGGACGCCTTTTTCTGCCTTCGCGTTTATTTCGGCGATGAAAAAGCCGAGCTGATCAAGAAGACGAATATCGTCGATTCCATCACCGAATATGTCCCGGAGGACTTTTACAAATGGACGCGGGCGATGGGAAAATTCATTTCGGATGAATCATATCAATGTGACCGTAACGCGTCTTATTGGGACGTTCCGCTGATCTATTTCGGGAATGTCTCTTATTTTCTGCGGTACGGCATCGATCTGCGCCGGATGGTAAAGGCTGATGGTCAGCGCGTCGTGAATCCGCGCGATCCGGGAATTTATAACAATTACTATGATCTCGTTCGATCGAATAACGTCTATTCCATCTCCGCGAACGCGTCCTTCTACATCGACACGGTAGACCCTGCGGATAATGCGATCATCGTCAATACGGATAGCACCAGCAAAACGGTGAAGCTCTATCTGGAGCATTTCATCAACGATTATCATTGCCAAAACGGTGATTCCTACCCATATGGTAAATATGACGACGCATACGACTATGGATATGGGTTAAGACGATCCGAATTATTCATAAAATCCGGGATCACCTACACAACCGGCGCCGAAACAACAAACTTTACGAATCATTATGAGGAGATTACGCTGGGCGCTGGTCAGGCGTTACATATTACGTTCCTCGAAGCCGTGGAAGTCACGACGGGTATTTATTCCTATAAGTTCCTTGTGGAGTAATGACATGGCGACACCGATCAAAATCAAACAGGGCGAAGACTTCGCTTGGCTCGACTGGTTCCGAAAATGGGAGACGGACGCTCCCGCTGATTTAACAGGATGCACCGCATACAGCCAGATGAGGACGCTCCCGAAGAATCCGAACATCCAGACGGAGCTGGCCGCTACGGGCGACTGCGGGATCGACTACACCGCCGGGACGATCATCACGACCTATCACAGCGCGGACACCGAGAACATCCCGCAGGGCGAATACCAGATCGACATCTGGCTCGTTTCGGGCACACAAAAAACCTGCATCGACACGCTGGAGGTGCAGATCATTGGGCGCGATACACATAACATGGAGGGATGATTATGGGACTCAATGACGTAAAGAAAATTTCCGGGCGCGTCATCTTCCTCGAAGGTAACGTCCCGGGGCAGGCCGCTTATATCGAATCCGTCTCCGCTGAGACGCTCCCGCCGGGAAGCGAAGCCTACGCGCGGAATGACGGATCTACGCAGAACGTGATCTTGGTCTTCGGCATCCCGCAGGGGGAACAGGGTGAGCAAGGCGAAACCGGAAACGGCATTGAAAGCATCACCCTGCTCCAGACCGTCGGTTTGGTCAAGACTTATCGCATCTTGTTCACGGATGGCGATCACTTCGACTTTAATGTGACTGACGGAAAAGGCATCGACCACATCGAAAAAACGGGAAGCGTCGGTTTGGTCGATACTTATACGATCTACATGGACGACGGCGTCACGACCGCAACGTTCTCAGTGACGAATGGCGCAGACGGCGCAGCCGCCACGGTCGCGGTCGGCTCCACCACCACGGGAGATCCGGGAACAGACGCGGAAGTCACGAACTCCGGTGACGAACATAACGCGGTCCTAAATTTCAAGATTCCAAAAGGTGCAACGGGGGCGACAGGCAACGGTATCGCATCCATCGAGCTTCTTACGACCGTCGGCCTTGTAAAGACATACCGCATCACGATGACCAGCGGAGCCCATTTCGACTATAACGTCGAGGATGGGAACGGAATCGCTTCTGTCGAGCTGATCTCCACGGTCGGAGCGACAAAGACCTACCGCATCTTGTTTACGGACGGCACAAATTTTGATTTTGAAGTGGTTGACGGAAGTGATGAATGGGGAGCTATCGTCGGCAATCTTTCCGATCAGACCGATCTGCAAAATGCTCTCGATGCAAAGGCTCCCGTCATCACCGAATCCGCATCTGGCTCCATCGTGACCATCTCAGACGGTGCAGATGGGATGCCCGTGAGTGCGCTTTCGGTCGGTATTGAGCCTGTACAGGATTTGCATGGGTACGACAACCCGTGGCCCGGCGGAAGTAATTTGAATCTGATTCCCGATGGAACAGACACTGAAAAAGGTTATGTCGCAAATAAGTATCTTAGCGGAACTGGCGTACAATTTACTACGGATAACTATTACATTTCTGAGTATTTTCCTGTTGAAGCATCAGCAGAATACGGATGGAAAAAATTCGGCAATCAGAGTTCAAATGCTCCCGCAATCTGTTTTTACGACAGCAATAAGTCATTCATTTCAGGAGAAACTTATAATTACAGGACGAGTTTTACCATAGAAACGCCAAGTACTGCCGCTTATGCGAGAGTATCCGTGTTTGCTGAAGCAACAAACACGAAATGTATCTTTGTAAAGGGAAGCACCCTTCCAGATTCTTGGACTCCCTATTCCAACATCTGCCCTATCAGCGGATGGTCACAGGCGAAAGTGACGAGAACGGGTAAGAATCTGTTCAATGTAAACAGCCTTGGAAGTAATAGGGGGTTGGCAACTTCCATCAATTCGAATGGTTCTATAACCGTTTCTGGGCAAGCAACAGCAAGCTACTCTGATCTTGGTGTTACATATCCGTTATCAATAAAAGCGGGGCAAACTGTTACGCTCAGTGTTAGTAAAACCCTATCGTTTAGGATTATTACCAGACTCTTTTACTCCGATAACACATATGTAAATGTTGGTATCCAAAAGGACTCAACGACCATAGCGGTAACAGAAACATTGCAGAAGGATGTTGTCGGATGTCGTATTTACATTTCAGATATAACGTCAGGCACAAGTTACTCGGAAACGTTCTTTGCGCAGTTGGAAATTGGTTCTTCCGCTTCATCTTTTGAACCCTATCAAGGCACATCCGTCACCATCGACCTCAACGGCACACGCTACGGTGGGAACATTGATGTGCTGACGGGGACGATGACGGTAACAAAGGCTATCATCGACCTTGGCACTCTGACATGGGACATGGGTACTGCGGGAGAAGCGCATCAGCGATATAAGTCTACAGATATAAAAACTTTAGTCAAATCTCCATCAAGCGGTACAGACCTGATTGATATGTATTGCACCATATATAAACCTGCGACAGCAAATCAGTTATATAGTCATACATATAATTGCTCTATCGGTTTTGACACAAGCGGTAATCTTTTCGTATGGGATTCCGCTTACATCAATACATCATCTGCAAATTTCCAAACAGCTATGTCAGGGGTCAAACTCGTCTATCCCCTCGCCACTCCTGATACCGTCCCACTCACATCCGCACAACTCAGCACTTTGCTCGGACAGAACAACATCTGGGCGGACACCGGAGATGTCACTGTCACGTACCGTGCTGACACAAAAATGTACATTGACAATGCCGTGGCCGATGCAAACGAAAAGACCCGGCAGATGATCACCACAGTCACGGACCAGATGATCGCGCCGAAGAACCTGACGTCTGGCGACCTCGTCATTGTCAACGACGATTTGTACAAAGCGACCGCGAACATCGCCTCCGGAGCGACGCTGACGGTCGGAACCAACGTAACCAAAATAACGCTCGCGGAATATATCCAGAGCCTACTGTAAAGGAGACACCACCATGCAGAACTTTATCGTCATCGAATTTACCCGCAACGCCGCGGGGAACATTGCCGCCTATCCGTCCGCGAAGGAATCGGAAGACGCGGCATACGGCAAATACTATGAAATCCTGAACCGCGCGGCGACGTCTAACAGTCCCGTCCACGGCGCGACACTGCTGAACTATGACGGATTCCAGTTGGAATACAAAGCCTTCATGCACACTCCGCCTGAACCAGAACCGACACCGGAACCGAATGGGGAATAATCACCACGCGTGAATGTGGAATTGAGAGTATAACGCTTCCGCCTCTGGGGGCGCAGTCGGCAGTCCGCTCAATTCACTCTCAACTTTGGCGAGGCCCGGCAGGGTGTGGGTAATCACCACTTCGCCGTTGGGATATAGAGTGATCGCGGAAACGAAAAGAGAAAGAGCGGTTCGGAGATCATCCGTACTGCTCTTTTCGTCTTTAAGTATGGACAGCGTATTATCACGCAGGTCGTCCAAAACGTCGCCAAAGGCCTCAAATTGCGCTTCTGCGGGGCTTTCCATGCTGGCCGATAGATTCTCCCGTTTCGCTTCCAGATCCGCTAATTTCAGCGCCAGCGCGCGGCTATGGGGGTTGTCTGCAATGGCTTCCGTCAGTCCGTCAATTTTTCGGTCAATGACCGAGATCTGCTGGCGGATGGCTTCGGCGTCCTGCGCCTTCTGCGCCTGATCCCGGACCATGCTCCGCATCAGCGCGGCCTTGGAGGTTTCGTACTTTTCACCCGTCAGCAGATCTTCGGCGGCGTCAAGGATCAGCTGGTCCAGCAGTTCCTTCCGGAAGCCTGCGTGCTTGTGGTTGCAGTAATAGGACTCGTAGACGCGCCCTTTGGCTGTTCTGCGGTTGATATACGCGCGTTCACCGCAGACACCGCAGAAGCACAGGCCGGACAGCATGGCGCGGTCTTTGGAGTATGCGCCCGACCCGGGGCGTCTGACTTTGGCCTTCCCCGCGCTGTTTGCGACCTGCAGACGGTCGAAGGTGGCGCGGTCGATGATCGGGGCGCAGTAGTCCTCAATGGTAGTACCACCATACGTCATGGAGCCGTAAAGGAGCGGCTTCACGAACAGCTTTTCCACCTTTTCGGGATGCCGCGCGAAAGCTTCACCCAGCAGATGCTTCACTTCCCGGATGGGTGCGCCCGCAATCCGCGCCTGAACCGCCTGACGGATCGGCTCGACCATGTCCGGGTCCGGCTCAGCTTTGTAACCGATGCGCGGCTCACCGTTGGAGTAGACGCCCATATCCACCGGAACAGCGATCCAGCCGTCCGGGATGCAGGAGCGCGGAATGACCTTGTGCGTCACGAAGTTATGCTGCAGGGCGCGCTTGACGTCCGCGGAGATCATGTCGCTCTGGTTCTGTGCCGATGCGAAATACATCGCTTCGAGGACGTGCGCGAACGGCCCGTTATCAATGATCGGCTGTTGGAGGGAAT